TAAAATAAACTGATTTTTGTGATTCAGTAATGGTGTAAGTCGAGTATATCTTTATGCAGACACATGACAACACTCCTTCACCCTTGGATGGTATGGAATAGAAAGGACATCAGCACTTAAGCAGGTGTCCTTTTTTTATTTATTTTTTTATTTTCCTGAGAATATTAGCACATTAGACATGTTATCCTCCCTATATATAATAGAAGAGGAAAACATGGCTTACATCAGGAACTCATCCACGAACAAAATTAAAGGACGACAGGCAGAAATAGCCTTCGCCAAGCAGTTTAAGTACTGTATCATCAGGGAATCAACTGAACAAGAGGACATCAAACAGCACTGGGACTACCTTATTAGATGTAATAATGGTGTTGAACGTAAGGTAGATGTCAAGACTGGCAACATCAGGGATTCCATTCTAAGGTGCGAAGTCACTAATAGAATGGGCAGGAAAGGCTGGGTAAAGGGACTAGCTGACTACATAGCCTATGAGCAGGAAGACTACTGGCTCTTCGTAAAGCGCGAGGAGCTGGAAGCTCTCATCAAAAAGAACTACAGAAAAAATAACTTAGGTTACTGGAATGACCCTTACAAGGGTTGGCATCAGCATGGAAGCAAGGCAATAATGACCTTTGTCCCACTCTCAGATGTAACGACAGCAGTACAAGTAAAGAAATGACTACAGAACTATCAGACGACGAAAAGAAGCTAATGCAACTGGGCCAAGCAAGGTTCATGCAGAGGTTGGAATCCCTACAGAAGGTAGGAAGGGCTTCGTCTACCACCTTTGGTACTCGCCTGATTAGTAGTGCTCTCCCAGGAGTTGATAAGGTTCTGAAACAAAACCTCGCCTACACTAGGCTAAAGCCTATTATTTCTACTGAGCTGATGTCCTTTATTGGCCTCTCTGTGGTGATTAACGAGCTACAACCTGACACTAAGTTCAACACGCTTGCCCACTCTATAGGAAAGGCCATCGTTACTGAGTGCCATGCCAAGGAGTTTAAACTTCCTAAGAACCTGTCTCGCCAAAAGCTTGAGGCTGCTCTTAAAAAGCACAATCCTACCAAGTACAAGAAATCTGACATACTTAGGATGGGTGCTATTACTCTCCTAGCAATTGAAGCCAAGACCAACCTGCTGATTATGGGCAAGATGAATATTGGGGCCAGAGAGTTCAGGATTGTCTCTCCCAGCCAAGACTTCCTACGCTACTACGATGTTTACGTAAGAGAGAACGAGTTCCTATCGCCCTTAAAACGTCCAATCACAGTATTCCCTATCCAGTACGACGCTGACCTCCTGGGAGGATATGCTTTTGACGTAATAAAAGGGCGCTGTGGCTTGAAGTACAAAGAAAGACTACAGCTAGAGCGAACACAAGAGCATGGAGACATCGAAAGAATCAGAACTGTTATGAACTCCACACAGTCTGTGCCTTATGAGATTGACTCTGCTGTATTAGATGTAGCCTGGGAGCTGTACACAAGCGATAAAGCAGTGGCAGGACTCCCTGAGATGCAAGTAGACCTACCAAAGCCACCTAAGAACCAGACCAAAGAAGAGGAACTGGTCTTTATGAAGCACTGGAGGCAGGTTAAGGCTGCTAATAACTCCTTGATTGGTAAAAGGTTCAACGCTGCTAGGACTTTAATGTTGGCGCGTGAGTTCGTAGACGAAGACCACATCTACTTCCCAGTCTACCTAGATTTCAGAGGAAGAATCTACTACTCAGGTGATTATCTCCAACCACAAGGAGCAGACCTAGCCAAGTCATTACTCCTGTTCAAATCTAAGAAGGTCATCGAGAATGATTTCTTTTATTTTGTACATGGAGCCAACTGCCTGGGTTACAGTTCTGAAAGCTACCAAGACAGGTACAACCATATCGCCAAGAGAAAGGACGATATCAAGGCCATCGCACGTAACCCTATTAAGCATCAAGACTTGTGGGTAAATGCTGAGGAGCCTTTCGCATATCTGGCATTTGCTTTAGATTGCGCTAAGTACCTGGAAGACCCAGAGAACTACGAGTCAGGCCTAAGATGCTCTGCTGATGCAAGCTCTAGTGGTCTACAAATCCTAAGCCTTCTCCTAAGAGATGAGGAAGGGTGCAAGAGAACCAACGTATTACCTACTCCTGGCAAGGATAAGCCTTCTGACATCTACATGGAGTGCGTAGCCATTCTGGTAGATATCCTCAAGGTAGATGCAGCTTCTGATTCAGAGGTAAAGCCTCTTGCTCAGTACTGGTTGAAGTTCTTCGAAGGAAAGAATTTAAGAAACCTAGTCAAAAGAATCCTGATGACCACTGTTTATAGCCTAAGTGCATATGGCCTAAGGACTTACGTACAGGAATGGGTCAACGATAACAGACCTTCCTCCAACGTAGATACTTTCAAAGAGGACACATATCTGTCGAGAAGGGTAAACGAAGCTGTGAATTCCACTGTGAAGGGAGCAAGAGAAGGCATGGACTACATCAAAGATGTGACAAAGCAGCTTGCCAACAGTAATAAATACTTGGAGCTACTGATGCCTAATGGATTCTTTTTCAGAAACGCCTACAAGAAGACCAAAGCAAGGAACATCGTAACCAAGACACAGGGACACATATACTACACCTCCTACGTGGTATCAGGAATGCAGATGGTAAAGCCAAAAGCTATCGCTGCCTCAGTTCCTAACCTAATACACGCCTTAGACGCTTGTATCCTGTACGATGTGGTAGAATCAGTACCAAAATCCCTACCTTTCAGCCTTGTTCACGACTCTGTATTTTTCAGGGCTGGGGATGTAGACATCTTCTACGAGCAGGTAAGAGACTCCATCCAGAAGATATTCACCCCAAACCTCTTAGAGGGCTTTAAAGATTACTCTGAGCAAAGGACAAAGGTAATTCTCCCAGATGTTCCACCACTAGGAACTATCAACTTCGACGATATCGCAGATAGCGATTACATTTACCACTAAGGACAATGAAAATAGACCTGAGAGTAAAAATAAAAGCAGCCCCTAGACCAAGGTTTAGTAGACATGCTTACACACCCACCAACTACAAGGAATACAAAGCTGAGATTAGAGAGCAAGCCAAACTACAATGGGACATAATGCCCATGGAATGCCCTTTAACGCTAAGTATTGTCCTGTACACGAAGGGAAAGAGGCTTGGAGACCTAGATAACTACGCTAAGGGCGTACTAGATGCACTTCAAGGCATTGTATTTCTCGATGATATCCAAGTGTGTGAGCTTCACACCAAGCATATCCAAGGTAAGGAAGACAAGATTGAGGTCTTTATTGACCCAGCAAATGTATTGGCGACTACGTACAAGAAGCTCGCTAGGAAAAGCAAATGAACACCAATGACAACACACACGCATATGTTGAGGTCGTCCAGTTTTACACTGACGAAATCAAGTACCACCAGATGCTCATAAAGGAGCTACAAAGCCTTTTGGCAGAAACCCTAGTAGGCAACCTGCAAGGATTAGATAACGACTCAGACTACCACAACTACGACGTTGGGGGAACCCCTGACTGGTGGGGAGTACAAGACGCAGTAAACGAGATTGAAGATGACGAAAAAACAAAGTAAACATCCTGAATGGAACTACGAGAAGGAGTATAGAATAGACTATATCCACTATGTAGCTCTAAAGAACTACCTAGCCAACACAAACCAAGGCAATGAAGACTGGAAATCCTTATGCCCAAAGATGTTAGAGCAAATGGAAGCCCATAAGAAAGGAGTTGAGGCCCAAGAAAGCCCTAACTTCGCCACATTAGAGATTAAATTGGTGGGGAATAAGGTAGACCACCCACAAGATTTCATAGTAATTCTGAGAGGAAGAACAAGTGGATAAGAAAGGAATATCAGAAGGAGACGCTTCGAATGTGTGATATCCTGATTTCTGTTACTCAGTGGAATAACTTTTGCGCTAAGTTTCCTAAAGGTAATGAACCTACAAGAGAAGAGTACCCTCAGTACGAGATTGTCCCAGACTCTTATTTCAAGGAGCACACCTATGACCAAGAAGGAACCCTACGTAATAATGTAGAAGCCCTAGAGGATGGTATTACCCATCTGGCAGAATATTTAAAAGCGCAAGAAACAGCAGAAAGAGTAGACGCTGTACACGTAGAAGGAGTAGAGGGAGAACTAGATGAATCCTACCAGATAAAGAAGTACGTACTACAGAATACCCAGAACACACGTATCACCCTAGTAGTGGAGACCAGAGATTAATGACCAAGAACAAACTACCAACAGTTAGTAAAGAACTACTAAAACACCTTGACCAACAGATTCCACCTAAGGACTATAAGCCAGATGCTACCATTGAAGAAGTGATGTTCTATAGTGGTAAGAGAGCTTTGATTGCATACTTAAGGACAATCAATGAGAGAAAAGATTAGTTTTATTTTTTTTAAGGACTGTCATTGAGAGAAAAGATTAGTTTTATTTTTGTAAGGACTGTCATATTGGCAGGTAGACTATCATATTGGCAGGTTTAGAGGATACATCTCGCACCCTAACTAGGGTCATTTTACGACTACCAGGGTAGTTATAATAATTATGAAACTTTTCTCATAAAGATGAAACACACCTACATTGCACCCAATTGGAGCTAAAAATGAAAAATAAAAACATAAACGATGGCAATCTGTCAAAAGTACTTAGAGGTTCTCGTAAGAGTGTCTCTGGTTGGAGGGTAGTCTAATCACTGGCGCAGAACTTCCAGCATGGGTTATACCTACCCTATTAGGTGCTCAGATTGGTACACAAGTCCACCAAGGACATGTAGCAGCTCGTCAAGGTCGTAAGCAGGCTAGAGATGCTAGAGCTGAACGTCTTAGAGTCCAACGTAAAGAAAAGGCTAAGGCTGCTTTACTTAAACAAGGGGTTCAAGAACAGGCCACAGAGCTTGCTACTCAAAATGCCCTCTCTGACTCTGGAGGTGTTCCTCTTAGCGTTAAGAAGAGACTAACAATTGGTGGCTCAGGAGCTAATGTCTGAGAAATACCCAGGCTATAATGCTTACATGTTTGCGTGGTGCAAAACTACTAACAGAATGGAAATATCATGGGATTGTTAAGGAGGAAGGAGAGGAAGCTGGTACGAAGGGCGCACCAAGCTGCTGTCAAAACTGTGGAGCGCCTGACCCCACGTCAGAGGTCTATATTTGATTTATATTATCAGCGTCCTCAAGGTGAGCCTAAGCTTACTACAAAATGGTCAGAAGAACGTGCCAAGTACGAGAAGGTCCCCTCTGGTGAATACGAACCTGTTAACCCTAAGGTAAAGACCAAGGCCATTAATGATGCCATACACTTGATGAATGAAAGGATTAAGAAAGGTCAGATAGCTGGCAAACAGCTTGAAGAGTTAGGCCCACGTCCTGAAAAGGCACAGGCAAGAAAATTAAAGATTTCTGAACAGCCTGTAGGTAGCCAGAATGTAAGTGCAGCAGGTGGCAGATATGTCGATAAAAAGAGGTCGAATGCATTAAGAATTCGTGGGGGTTTGAATAAGTAATGTCAAAAAGATACAACCAATTAGACGCTGAACGTCAAGTCTTCCTAGAGAGAGCTAGAGAAGCATCAAAACTAACACTTCCTATGGTGATTAGAGACCAAGGTCACACGTATGCTACTACATATGAAGTACCTTACCAGTCAGTAGGAAGTCGTGGCATCAGTGCACTAAGCTCTAACCTACTATTGTCATTATTCCCAGCAGGTGTCCCTTTCTTTAGGTTGCTTGTTTCTGAATCTGACTTCGAAGAGTTTGGAGAAGAAGCTGACCAGATTCAATCAGAAGTAAATGATAGTCTGTCCAATATTGAACGTACTGTATTGGAAGAGATTGAGGGTAAGAACCTAAGGTCTACTATCTTCGAAGCTCTCAAGAACCTACTAATATCTGGCAACTCTCTTGTTTATGTCCAAGAAGATGGCAATATCAGGAACTACACCTTAGAAGACTATGTGGTTAACAGAGATGTCTCAGGTGATGTAACTGATATCATCATCAAGGAGTCTATTTCCCAGAGAATTTTAAAAACTTTGGACATAGCTGAGTCATTACCATCTGATATTAACGATATTGATGGAGAAGAAGGTAAAGACAAGGATGTTGACCTGTATACGTGTATTGAGTTGCAGGAGGATGGAACTTATGCAGTATGGCAAGAGATTAAAGGTGAGAAAATACCTGATACAGATGAAATTTATGAAAAAGGCGACCTCCCTTGGTTGGCTCTACGCTTAACAAGTGTTACTGGAGAGTCTTATGGTCGTGGTTATGTAGAAGGTATTATAGGTGACTTGAAGAGCTTAGAAGGATTAAGTAAAGCTATCTTTGAGGCTGCTGCAATTAGTGCCAAGACAATATTCTTTGTTAATCCAGGAACTACTACACGTGCTAAGGACGTATCAGAAGCAGCTAATGGAGATGTTATTAATGGTGATTCTAATGATGTTTCTGTTCTGAATGTAGGTAAAGGAGGAGACCTTACTGTAGCTCTTAGAGCTGCTGAGATGATTGAACAAAGATTATCTTTTTCTTTCAACCTACTCGACGCAACACTCCCAACTAAGGGACAGACCACTGCTTACGAAGTATCTCAGATTGTTAATAGCCTTGAGAAAGTACTAGCAGGTGTGTATGCCATGCTTAGTTCTGAGTTTATGCAACCTTTAGTTGGGCTTATTATTAAGCGCCTGGAGCAAGAGGAGAAGGTTCCTGCTATCCCAGAACAAGTAAAACTGATTATTTCTACAGGACTTACAGCACTTGGACGTAGTTCTGACATTGAGAGACTAATGCAATTCAGTCAGATAGGTGCACAGATATCTCCAGAAGGCTATGCAGCTCTAGTAGACCAAGAGAAACTAATGCGAGACCTTGAAGCAGCTATTGGAGTAGATGTATTGAAGTCACCAGAGACACTACAGGCTGAACAAGAAGCATTTAGAAAGCAGCAAGAGGATGAACAACAACGTATCCTTGCTGAACAGGCACTACAAAATGGTGCTATATCCCCTGAACAGGAACAACAATAATGACTGAAAATACACATGGAAGTTTTGGAGGCTCCCTACGAGAGTCTGTAAGCATCACATCAGATGAGAATGGAGTAGTATCAGAAGATAACACTCAACCCTCTGAACCACAGGCAGAAGCCCCTGTAGAAGAAACTAAAATTTTAGGTAAGTTTGAATCTCAAGCAGACCTGGAGAAGGCTTATCAAGAATTAGAATCTAAATTAGGTAAATCAAATGAACAAGGACGAAATGAAGAAGATACGAGTGACTCAGAGGGAGAATTCTCAGAAGAGTCAGAAGAGACCAAACTCCCCTCTGACGAGGTTGATGAGTCTAGTGAAGAGGACGTGGAAAACACTGAGGAGTTGGATGAGTCTGATGAGTCAGTTTCTGATGAGAAGGTAACACCTAAGTCCCAGGTTGATGGAGCATTTAAAGCTCTAGCAGAAGCTGGAGAGATGACTGATGAGGTTAAAGAGCAGTTCGAAGCTGTTGGTATCTCAGAAGAGCTTGTTGGCCAGTTTAGAGAGCTTGTAGAGTTCAAAGCTGAGGTCGAGTATAAAGAACAAGTAGGTATTGCTGGTGGTAAAGACCAGTACGCTGCAATGCTTGTTTGGGCTAAAGAGAATCTCACTGACTCAGAAGTATCTACATTTGATGCTACTATTGATACAGGTGTAAGCGATGATATCAAGTCTGCGATTAAGAACTTGAAGGCACGTATGGACACCACAGGAAAGAAAAAATCTAATCTCGTTAAAGCAGATAAGGTCGCTAAAGGACGCTCTGTATATGAGAACGAAGCAGCTTTCCACAAAGACCAAGCAGATGAGCGTTGGTCCACAGACCCTAACTATAGAGAACTAGTTATGGCCAAACTTTCTCGTTCTAAATTCAATAAGTAATG